CAATACCCTTGTGGCGCTTTGTGAGCTTCTTTTCAAGTGGCTTCGAAGAACTACCGTGAGCTTCTTTGTGGCCTTGTCTATAAGAAGCAGTATCGATAGAATCCTTGGCTTTATTGATGTAACGGCCAAGTGTTCCCTTCGAGACCTCATTGATCGGCGCTGCTGTATCGCACTGACCGCAACATTCAGGAGTTCCGCAATTGGTATGCTCTACATCTTCATTGGCTTTCATTGCTTTCTTCGCAAGATGCTTAGCAACGTTCTTTACTTTGTTACCGTATTCATCTTTACGCTCTTCGCCAGCTTTTCTATAAGGACCATCAAAAGGCAATTTAGGTGCATCTTCTTCCTTGATTGGCTTCTTTTCTTTTGCCATCATCGCACGAACTTTGTCTGCCGTCTTCTTGTTAGCTTCAGTCGGTTCATCGGCAGTAGGCATCGTGCCTTCTTTCATCTCATCTTCTGCTTCGCACTTTGAGCATTCGCAGTCGGCTGGACATTTCTTCGCTTCTCCAAGAATACCGAGAACAGTATTAAGAAGGTCGTCTGAAAAATTTGCAATCTTTTTAGTTAACATGGTAACTCCTATTATCTTTTTGTAAGTGCTTTTAACATCCAGGCATGTTTATCATGTGCATCTAGACGACCTTCTAGAAAATTCACTAAACCGAATTCGCCTGCAGACTCGGCTGTATTTCTTACTTGTTTTAATTTGTTTCTAAGTGTATCATTATCTATCTTTACTTGTGAAAGCATTTCTACAGCCGGAATAATCATATCATCACACTGAATAGTTGCAAGAACTAGATATCTTTTAAAAGATCCTGGAGCATACGCATTTAAACTGCGAATTTTTTCAGCAGTCTCGTCGACAGCACTGTCAATCTCTTCGTAAAGTTTTCCAAGAAACTTATGATACTGAGCAAAGTCAGGACCTTCAATATTCCAGTGGTAATACTGTGTCTTTAACCGAAACGCAAAGGTATCGGCTAGCAGTTCTTTCATCTGCTGAATGAGTTCTTCCATTAGTTACACTTCCATCTACGAAGCGACATCGCCTTGCGAGTCGGTCTACCTTTTTCATCTTTCATCGGACCTTTGACGCCACTCATACGAGCACAGAAAGACTTACGTCTACCTGCATCTTTGGATCCAGGCTTTACTTTACCAGTGACAGCTGTCTGAAGGTTGGATCCAGGATTCTTGGCACGATAAGCTTTTACACCTTTCGCTGTCATACCTGCACCCTTCTCAGTGGCGATGAAGTGACCTTTCGAATCTTCGCCACGCTCAGTGATGAATTCCTTAAATCCGATCATTCTGCGTCCTTCTCGATATCAACTTCGCGACGAACTTTTCTCCAAGCCCATCCCTTAGGTGTGCGAACCTTTATCATACGAAAGTCTGATTTGGTTTCTTTCTCTTCGTCGAAAGTTGTATTAAACACTTCGTTGATATCTGCTTTTTCCTGTCCAGGAGTTTCTTTCTGATACTTCTTGACGAGTGATTTAGTACCAACTTCACGATCTGCTGCAGTATCTTCTTTAAATCCAAATGCAGCATCTACTTTTTTGTGGCCATGCTTGTTACGCAGATAGTGCGATATTGCATGATCTTTTGTTTTAAATTCAGAAGTATCAACTACTTTGCTTTGTTGCTTAATAAGACCATGCAGAGTCTTAATATCGTGCTTCTTTAGTGAGTCGTATTCTTTCGCAATTGGATGCTTTTCAGCGGCTTCATTAATTCCAGCGTGCTTATGTGCCGAGGCTTTGAAGTCCATGCCAAAGTACTTTACCTTGCCATGCTTGTTCGAGGCTTTCCAACCACGTTGCTGAGTGCTGCCTTTTTCTGTGAAAGGCTTGACGTATGGTTTATTGTTCGACTCGTCAATAATTTTCTTTTTAATTTCTTGATGGCGCTTGGCTGCACCTTTATTAAAAGCGCCTCTATCAACAAATTCATGTGATTTTCTATCTAGTTTAGTAGACACTGCGACAGATTGCACAGAAGTATCCTTCTTGTTTACAGATGGATTTGTTTCGACTGCTTCAGATGCCGATCTAAAGCCTGCGTCAGTCGGTGCACCTTTCGATCCAGGCTTACGCATACGTTCGCCAGATCCAGCTTTAATTCTCTTGCGCTTGGCATGAATGTTAGCCCATAGGCTTTCATTGATATCAGATTCACGAAGATCCTTATCAGCACCGTGATAAGTGCCTTTGCCCTTTGTGATGTAAGAGTTTACGCGAGCCATGCCCCACTGTTGTGGTGTAGTTCCTGGACGGTGGCCGCTGTTCCAAGCAGCAACACCGCGAGCATACACTTTCTTCAGAGTGGATAAGGAAACACCTGACTTCTTTGCCTTGGCAGCAAGACCGTCAGCAGCTTCGTTGACCATCTGTTCAATCTCTTCTCCGTACATCGCTTTATATTTCTTTGTGTGTACAGATTGTGGCATATCTTTCTTACGAGCTGCCTTGTCACCAGGTGCATCTTGATATGCACGCGGATCTCGATCAGAATACTTTTCCATCTTCTTCCAGTGAGATTCGCGTGCCTTGGCAGTCGAAGCGCTGAGTCCAGTATGATATGCCTCGAAAACATTATCGAGCTTATCGTTGACTTCTTTCTCTTCACGAAGATCTGCATCGAGTGTCCAAGCTCTGCCCTTGGCAATATAGCTGTTCACTCTTGAGAAAGAGAATTGTTCTTGCGTTGTTCTGCCGTCATCTTCCCACGCAAAAGAACCGCGCTCGAACACCTCTCTGAGGGTCGAGAACGGTATGCCGGTTCTTTCGGATTTTTTCATGAGGGTTGACGTTGCTACGTCTTCTGGAAGAACTGCGCTTAGGAGTCTCTTCAGCGTGATACCCATCGAGTTATTATTCTCGTTGAGGGCATCGATAGAGTCGTTGATAATGTCGACGAGTTGCATAGAAGTCTTATTATCAAGACTCTCTACGATTGTATTGAATTCTTCGTTGACTGGGGCAGCAGTCGCATGTTGTATTTTTGATCCCGATTGGAATGAAGCGAGACGATTGACTTCTGCTTTACGAAGAGCAGGTAGAAGGCGAGCAGCTAATCTTCTGATCAGCTTGACCTTCTTATCGACTACCTTATCTACTTGAATTTTTTCAGATGTGGTGAGCTCAGTATAAGGAGTACCTCTACGAGATGCAAACCGCATCTTGACAATATTTCTTGCTTTGACAATTGCTCGAGCCTTCAGCTTTTCGTCTGAGGCGAGTTTGTGTTGAGCAACTTCTTTGGCTCTCTGCATCTTCGGTTCTTTGGCTCTCAAGATGCGAGCTCTGCGTTGGCGCTGAACGAGTGTCAGTGCTTTCTTCTCAGCTAAAGTGTCAGTTAGGACTACGGTATCCTCGTTGTGCTGGCGATTGCCGAGACCTTTGAGCTGAGGACGGATCTCGATACCATCAAGTGGTTTGCCAGTTACAGACGTTCCGGTTGGCTTTTTTAACTGTTTTGTGTCGACCGGTTTATTCTTCTTATCTTCCATCAGAGTTTCCCTTGGGCTTATCTGTTAAACAAACGGGATTGCCGTAGCCTAACCGCAAATCTATTTATAACAAGGAAACTTTAACGGATCAACTAATCCAGTTTTTAAATCTGACAATGAATGATTCGTTCACACCCATGCCTTTACGAACATCGTGATACAACTCGTCTTTATGTGCTTTGCTCATACCAGATGGAGCCATCTTATGGAATGATTCTTTATCTCCAGCGGTGACGTGCTTACGCATAGCAGTACCAGAAGCAGATTCAATTCCACCTCCACCTTCTTTGCGTTCGCCACCGACAGACTTTACTTTGATGCTCTTGAAGTTGTAATGGCCATGTTTATTCTCTGTGCCATTATACTGATGCAAAAGCTTATGAAATTCGTGTACACGATCAGAACCGACATGCATAGTCACATGTGTGTAACCAGCCTTATGCAGCTTTGACATCTGATGGAGCAGAGTCGGATGTTCCTTCGTCATCGCCTCGACGTGCGAACCTTTGACAGCACGAGAAAGATGCTTCACCTTCTGCTCAGGTGTTAAAGGATTCTTCTTGGCATCATGAGATCCTGTTGTCAGGATCTTATGATCGGCTCCTTCTTTCTTGGCCGCATCCATCACATGCTTGACGACCATTTCGTGGCCTGCATGCACAGGATTGAATCGTCCTTGTGTGATATGAATGGATTTCATTGAGCTTTAACCTTATTGAAATTGGCAGCCGAGAATTCAGCACGATCTACGATCTTAGTAGGACGGTTATGTCTAACTACTACGAATCCTTCAGGCTTCGACTTCTTGCCATTGATACTATGATCAAACTCGGCACTACTCGAAAGAGTCTTAGCCAACACATCCTTTGCTTTTTGCAGGTGCTTATGCTGGTTCAGAACGTTTTCGAAGTGAGCACGATTACGTTGAATGTGACCGATATCTGCTTCCATCGCAGCAGTCTTAGCTGCCTTCGATGCTGCCATCTTCACACCTTCAATCTTCTTCTGATGTGCCTTCATGTAGTGGTTCATGAAACCTTCTACGTTAGGCTTCGTACCAGTACGAACGGTATGATTGATGTAAGTCTTCAGAGGAAGTTCGTGACCTTTGATGGACTCATAGGTTTCAGGCTTTGCTTTTTTGTTATGGGCTGCAGCCGCAGTCATAGCCTTTGCAAAGCTTTCGCGATTCTGAGGAGTGTACTTAATGTTATCGAGATGATGTTCCGTTGAAATCAGATGCACGTCTTTGTGCAATCCAAAGTCATTCAGCTGAGCACCATGCTCGGCTTGCATATCCTCGAGGTTCTTACCATTATACTTAGTATGAATGGCTACACCAATCTTCGAGTTAAGAGCAGCCTTACCATGTGCCGAATTTTTTGGAGCAGAGTAAGTGATGGTGTTAGGTGTAAAGTGTACACGACCATCAGACTCATGCACATCATCAGAAGTATGCATGATATCTCCTTGGAAAACACCTTTCTTTGGTGTCACCTTTGGCAGATGTTGTAATGCTGCTCGCAGCTTCGACACGAGGCCAGGAGCATGTCCATGGTTACGCTCAATATCTTCTGGAGTATAATTGATCTTTGGATTCTTATTGAAGGCAGACTTCGATGCTACGAAGAATCGACCAGTTTGAGGATGACGACCGAATACCACAGAAGGAGAACCATCATACTTCATGGTGATTCTTGTATCGTTCTTCTTGCCTGTCAGTCTGTCATGCACATCTTTGAGATTGTGATAGGCATGAGAAAAGCCTTCATGCCCAGCATTAATCACGTGATCTTCGGCATGCTCAAGATGCTTCAGCTTAGTTTCGTCAAGCTCTTCTGCAAGGAAATTTCTAAAACTTGTCATCGTACTGTTTTTACCGATCCATCAGGATTTACAAAGAAGGCTTCGAACGTAATATCAGGAAACTCTTTCTTCAACGAAAGAAACGCCTGAAGATTGCTAGGAGCATCATCAAACAACCGAAGCTTTACGTAGTTCTTAGTATTTATATATTTGCGGAAGATGATCTTCTTGGCTTCAGCCGAAGAGTCGATCTTCAAGTTACCAGCTCGTTCGACATGGATATTATCGATAGGTAGACCATGATCTCTGAACGTCTGAAGGAAGATATCCTTGTTATCGAAGTCAGCTCGCGCTGTACAGATAATCACTCGACTATGAGGATTCTTTTTCGAGTTAGCAAAGATAGCTTTTGTTTTTGCAACCATACGAGTGATTGGCTTGGATGACCTACGAAATACCTCGGCGTTTGCAAACTCTCCGAAGTCGTAGGTTTCACCCTTCTTACGTTTGTAAGTGTTGAACTCTTGGTTGTCTAGCATTCTGACAAGGTTGCCGTCTTTTACAACGGCAACCTTTGCATACGTGTGAAACAATGTCTCATCAATATCGAATATCGTGAGGGTACCAGTACCAACAAACTCTTTAAATCTTTTCTTTATCATAGTTTACTCTACAATAGTTTCGATAAAATGTACATGTTTATTTTTATAATTTTACGTTTGGTTTGAGCACACCGCTCGTCAAACGATCGAGCATGATATCGCTCTTCTTAACCTTCTTGATGGCCATAACCTTACCAATATCTCGAGTAGAGTTTTTGATAAAGATGATCTGGTGGTTCTTGAAGTAGTTGTCATATGCACGCTGTGCAAAGTCTTCTTCGATACGCTTCAGCTCGTTAGGATATTTCCTACGAATGGCATCGAGAGCTGACTTGTTGACACCTTCACCACTAGCACCAACTTTCTTTTTCAGATCTAATAGATCCTTTACGATATCACTCAGATTGAATGTACCGCCGAGTTTAAAGTTTGTAGCATAGCCATTGGCAGTAACATCGACAGCCTTCACTTCGAATTCTCCGTTACTCGCTATTACGTCAACGCCGGCGGACGACCCACCACCGAGATGAGCCGAGTTGACTAGAAAGTAAAGAGTGACTTCACCAGGACCTACGCCCTTGAGATTGTAGTTGTGCATCTTCGACAGCATTACCGGATCTTCGCTGCGAAGCTTGTCAATCAGTCTATTGATCTTATTCATATCGATCGAATCAATCGTATCCTTTAGATCAAACTTGGGGAAGAAATGCATATTAAAGATATGCTGAATTTCTTTTTTGAAACGTGTGTCTTTAAAATCTGATGAAGACAGATTGAATGACGTAACGTGCAAAGCCCGTTTGATAAAGTTTTTATCCATAATTTATTCCTTATTCCTTTGTTTATTTATCAACAAGCAAAATTATCTTTGCTCGTATTGTCACGCTACAACGAAATGCAATAATTGTACATGCTAAAAACAAAAAAAATCGCTCCGAGTATCTCTACTGGAGCGATTTGTTAGAAATATTTATGGTGTTAGGCTGCGACAGCAAACCATTCTGGAATTGGACGTTTTGTCCATGCCATCTTGAATCGCTCTTGCTTCGTCTGATAGAACTTACGATAAGAGCCTACGATATCATTGTAGTCGATACACTCAGGATTAGCCTTCATCGCCAACGGCTGAGGAGTCTTGTAACCGACTGGAATATTACGAGGCAATTGCTTCAAAGCTTCGCGAAGCAATGTATCAGTGCTATGAACCTTGCCATAGCGATACGTGTACTCGTCGCAGAGAGCAGCGAAGTGTATCCAGTGCCAAGTGTAGTTATTATTACTTTGTGCAGTCCAAATCGTGCAAGGATGATGCATATGCACTGCACGATAGAATGTATCTTCACGTTCGTCAGGCAGAGTCCATGCCTTCGACATCGTCTTACCAGACTTTGAAGGAATACGGCACTGCTCGCCGTCAAGCATACGATGCACTGTAGAAAGCATCTGAGCACTCTCGACGATCATCTTCACGACATGCTTGTCACACTGTAATTGTGCTGCTTTGACAGGATCACTGTCAAGAATGAATAAATTCACGGCCACATTTCCTTATCGTTTAACATTTCATCGCGTTCCTCTGGAGTAATCTTATTGGTAAGGATACCATACACTGTAACTCCAATAATGAACACTATAAAAACGAAAAGATTCATATTCCAGCTTTCTTTACAAGATCTTTATATCCACGCCACGATGGATGGATATCATCAGGTTGAACATACGATGTAGCAATGATACGATCTCCGTAACTTACAGCGATGCTTTTCACTACGGCATTCACCTTAGGTTTACAAAAACCTTTGTTACAAGGAGGCATAATCCATACTACATTTCCTACCTTAATACGAGTTCTAATTATTGTCAACTCTTTTTTTGTATTCACGCCGGAATGATCGTTTGTTCCAAGACTAATCACGATTGTCTTGGCTTCAAGCGGAGTCTTACCCCACTTCTTATTCCACTGCCATGTGTTATATCCGCCCTTCGAATATGATACACATTCTTTCGGAGCAAACATTTTAGTACCAACGGCGATCGAGTCGCCCATAATTAAACATTCTAACATTATACTTGTATCCCTGTTACTTGTTTCAGATATTGTGTAGCAACCTGTGCACTCGTTTCAGTAGCACCGACGATCACAGTGTCAGAGATAACGACGTTGTTATCAGGAGCTGACATCATCCATGGCATCATCGCAAATCCTTGTGGTCCCATACCAACTGTACGAGGCTTAATGAGCTCGGTGACTCCGTCTTCTTGCTTGACACGAGAGATCAACTCTTCGCCCGACATGAGCTTAATTGTATATACTTTATTCTGTTCCATTATTTTCTACCTCATAACGAATATTTGTGCCTTTCCAGACTTTGATACCAAGCCCATCGTATTCCCAGTCACGTAGATCAGGATCAAGTTCTTTCATATCTGGTTTCGGAGTATCATAGACCACTTCGTGCACATACTTAAACTTTTGTTCGTCTGACC